CAGAGGATGCGAAAGCTATCGAAGATCTGAAAGATACGCTGAGGAAACAAGGTGTGAAAGAGGAGATCATAGAAAACTTTTTCTCCTCTATGAAACCAAAAGAAATCAAAAGTATGTTAGGGCTAACGTAAGATACAAGCAATATGATAACTAAAGAAGAAACGAAAGTTGTTGACGATGCTATAAAAGATATAGCATTCCAACATGACGCAGCGAAGGAACTCGGCGCTCTCGTACTTCGTGAGCAAGGTGCGCTACTGCAAGGTGGTACGGGAACAGGCAAGACATACATTACGTGTGAGATGCTACGTGACATCCTACCACAACTCAAGCAAGATGCTAACATAGGTGGAGGGCCAATCCCTGTGCTATGGATTGCTCCTGCTGCTACCATACTTCAAACGCAACGTGTGCTGCGCTCGTATGGTTTAACAGCAGATGTGTTAGTGATGTCTTATAGCGCACTAACATCACCTAAGACTGGTGGCTGTATGTACTACGGTACAAAGACAGTCGTCGAGTTAGGTACAGAACACACGAAGTATACGTGGTCAGATGTTATGCTACCACGCCTCGTTGTGTTCGATGAGTGTCAGGCATTAAAGAATGATGGCTCGTCACGTACGAATGTCGTACGGCAAATCCCAAAGAGTAAGGTGAAGCGTTTGTTCATCTCCGCTACACCGTACCAGCGTGTATGTGAAGCACGTACGGTAATGACTGGATGTGGGATAAAGAGTGAGTATAACGTGTTGCCGTTATGTGAGTCAACCGCACCGAGTGTGCTACGTTCACTCGCAACGTATGGTAATCCCTCATCGTACAGCCCTGCTGCTATGGAACGGATTAAAGGTGTGATGAAACCGTATACCGTAGCGTTGAAGAACGTAAGGTTTAAGCACAAGGCACATACGGAATGCGTTATGATTGACTTCCGTAACGACAAGGAACGTGCAGCGTACAACGAAGCGTACGAAGAATACTTGAAGTATTTGTACGAGTTACGTGGTCAACGTGGTCATGGTATCGTAGCTGCACGCCTTGTAGCGATGATGAAATTCCGTGAGAAAGCTGAGGAGCTACGCTCTCCGCAAATTGCAGCACGAGGTAGGAATGCTGTGCAAGAGGGATCGCAGGTTATCATAGGCAGTAACTTCAAGAGTATGTTGCGTGGCGTATGGTTGGCACTTACGAAAACATACAACGTACCGGAAGAACGCATTGGCTTTATCACAGGAGGTCAAAGTGCGGAACAACGTCAGCGTCACGTAGATGCTTTCCAGCGTGGAGAGAAAGACTATATGCTACTGACCGTTGCGGCTGGTGGTGTTGGGATCTCATTACATCACGAAGATATGTATGCTAACGCAAAGCCAAGGCATATCATACTCCCACCCACGTGGTCTGCGATAGATCTCATCCAATGCGTAGGGAGATCACATCGCCTAACATCCTGTAGTAATACATTGCAGGAGGTCATATGGTACAAAGGTACGATTGAAGAACGTGTTGCTGCTGTCGTACGTAACAAGGTAGCGTGTATTAACAAGGCTGTTACCGCAAAGGAACAATGGTCTTCGCTATTCGCACCTGACATAGAGGATGATCTCGGTAGCGTAGACGAGGATAGTGATGAAGAAACAGATCACACGCTAGACGAAGGGATGTTTGAATGAACACACGTACGATAGAATCACTAGAGGATGCGGTAGAGTATTTTCTTGGTTCTGAGCCACGTAAGGTAAAATATAACGAAGCTCGTAACCTACGAAAGCATACGTACACAAACGGTGTAGCAGGACACGACGACTACGGTATCGTACACGATCCATGTCCCGTACACCTAACGAAGCATGAACAACGCACCGCTGGGTTATGGCAGGAGGGAATCGAGTGGCGATAAAACAATCGTCGTCTCGTACTCACTTTTTTATTGACAATAACCCCGCGATGTGCTAGTATGTTACCAGTTCGTGCGAGTGGGGCTTGTATCCACCACGTACGATAACAGAAAGTATAACATAAAACAATGAACATGGAAACAGCAGTAAACAAATACGAAACGAAACATAACGTACGTATAGATTACGCCACGCCACAAGGATGGTTCAATGACGTAAAGAGTGCTTACGTACAGATCAACCCACAAGATTACGTGTGGGTCTACGATAAGGGTATCTTCGGTACACCATTACACAAAGCTACCATCATCCTCGATAGCATAAGAGATGACTTTGATCTCGAACGTGCTACGTTACTTAAAGAAATCGAATACCTTAAGAAATGAACAATAACGAACGAGAACTATGGGTACGTAACGACGAAGGACTGTACGCTATGTGGCAGGATAGTAAGCTATCAATGCGTATGTTCCTCACGAAAAATCGTACGACAATCGACAATCACATAGCATACATACTTAAAGCATGAAAGCATACAGTAACACACCAGAGGGATTCAACATAGTGTTTCCTAACGGCATGACCGTTAGCGTAACGTGGTATCGAAAGACTACAAGCGATGGCGGACATACAAGCGCAGAGGTAATTGTGCATAAAGATAACGTACGATACGAATACGAAGAAGGATTGTGGCGTGAAGGTGAAGGTTTAGATGAACACACGCTACCATCTATGGTCGAATGGACAGGAATTAACTGCTACGTTAAACCACGTGAGCTAGTAGAAATTCTTGACGCGGCAGAAAATTACGAAACACCTAAGTTATGAAACAAGCATTTACAGAAAGCAAATTCGGTAACGGATTCACGTTACTCTTCGCTAACGAATGGAGTGTTAGCGTACAATGGTCGAAGCATCACAAGTGCGACGGCGGAATTAGAACAGCGGAAGTTGCTGTGCTAGGCCCACTAGGTATGTTCTGGACTATCGTAGATGATAAGCTAGAGTTAACAGGTGACGTAATGCCACACACTACGTCAGAGGAGTTAGTAAACATAATAAGTAAAGTATCATGAGTACAGCAATATCAAGTGTAGCAGCCCGCGCTTTCGTACAAGGCAAGCGCTTTAGTAAGTCTAACACCAACGTTAGACGGAACATCGACGGTAGCGTAGAGATGCGACTGTGGGATAACCTTATCGCACGGCATACCGTAGAGGACGGAACACAAGTAACACTAGCAGGGTGGGGTACAGCTACCACACGTGCAAGACTTAACGCTATCACAGATGAGTTAGGTATGCGTGGAGGTTTCTGGCAACACAAAGGCGAACAGTTTTATGGTACGCACAACTCAGTTGTAAGTGGAGATGCTTGTAGCGTCTGCAATCGTATCATATCGACAAGAGAATGGATACAAATAGCACGATGAAACCTAATAACATAATAAAGTTTCCTAACGAGGATGAGGTGAAGTGTAAGGATGCCGAAGATACGCTAGATAAACTATACGCGGAGAGAGATGCGAATAAAGCACCTCGTAAGGTAGCCTTACTGTCACCGCGTACACACGCGGGTCAACCATATGGTGATCGTACCGTTATCTTCACGGATAACGAAGCGTACATTAAAGTTAAAACTAAAGAAGGTTGGGAGGCTATGCTACGTAGTCACTATGACATACGTGTAAAGCTAGACAAAGGCCCACCACGTACTGACTACAGTTGGGTACGCAAGCTAACCGAACCTATCTACGCTAAGATGCGTCGTAGCCGTAAGAAATGACTACACCTGTCGAAATGAGACGGTTAACAAATCGTCTGGCTGCTTACAGTACAGTTGACTCTTGTATGCGTAAGCTAACGCAGAACGCTATAACATTATCATTTCGTAACGAACCTGTGTTAATCACAGGTGACACGGGTACAGGTAAGGAGGTAATAGCTACGATACTACACGGCACACGTGTAGACGACATCACAACAGTTAACACAACAGCCGTCACGGATACGCTATTTGAGAGCGAGCTATTCGGTCACGTTAAAGGATCATTCACCGGCGCTTACTGCGATAGAGAAGGCTTAGTAGCGAGCGCCGGTGTTGGTACATTATTCCTAGATGAGATAGGCGACATGCCTGTTACGTTACAAGCAAAGATACTCCGACTCATACAGTTCGGTACGTATCGTAACGTCGGCGGTGACAAGATACGCACAGCAAAATGCCGTATCATAGCAGCAACGTGTAAGAATGTACCGCAATTGATAGAAGATAAGCTGTTCCGTGAGGATCTTTACTATCGTCTGTCAACATTTATGCTACACCTTACACCATTACGTGAAAGACGGCACGATATACACCATTACTTAACAAACCACAAGTTATGGTACACAATGACAGACAATCAGCGTCAACATTTCATAGAGTACGCTGACAACGAACCAATCAACGGTAATTACCGTGAGTTAGAACAAATCTTACTACGTTATGAAGTTCTAGAAGAGTTACCTGAGTTAACTTACGCTCTAAAAAATAAAGTTTTAGAAAGTAACTGACTTGGCACGATTCTTGCTTTATATGTAGTATCTGGCCCCAATAAGGGGGTCTAGAAGTTAAGTAGAACCCTAGCATAAAGTAAAACATAAAAGTATGGCACAACATATTGAACAAACATATAAGGACGGAGACTGGAAGGGATTCAAGTTTTCCGTAAAGCAATTCGATAGCACAGTAGAAGCTGTCGAAGGTCTGGGCGAAGATAACGTACTCGCTCTCGTTAACCAACAGGTTGCATCTCGCATACGTTCCAAGGTAAAGAACGGTTTGCCGAAGGGGCTTGGCGGAGATGATCTCGCCAACTCACAGCAGCGTCTACTAGATAAGCACCCAGACGGTGTGCTATTCTCTGCTGATGATGCTAACGCATGGCGACCTGATCAACGTGCCGAAACCGCACCTGCACTGTTCAAACAGGCTAAGGATGCGTTCAAGGCTGGTGATGCAGCTAAAGGTGCGGAACTGCTTACTCGTATGCAAGCCCTTCTTGAAGAGACTGCGTAAACGATAAGCGTATCGTAGAGAGGGGCGGCCAGTAAAAGCTGCCCCTCTCTTTTACTCATAACTGCTAACACCGTTATTACATTTTTTATATGGAAGAAACTATAGATATTGTTGTAGGAAAACTTAAGAAACCACAGAATTTAGCTGCGCCAAAGATCCACCGTTCATCATACACAAAGGATACAGCAGCGATGGTGCAGCCTATCATGGATAAACTATTGTGTGATGGTGGTGATGTGTTTGTACCAGCATCTAACACAGGCTATAGCTCCAACACTTTGTATGGTAAGCTCAACGATGGGCTGCTATGGCTGATGCACAACACAGCCGAGGATGATAAGAACGAAGCGTACCGTATGCTACGTACACAAGTCTCCATGCGTAAGATGGACGACGGCGTTTTGATATATTTTAAAGCCGCCGTACGTGACATCAAGCGTACGCCAAGTAAACCTGCGCTCGAAGGTGTGTCAGCCGATAGCGTAAAGTGGCGGCATGACTTACTCTCGTGGCTGCAACGCTCGCAAGAAGGTGAGATGTTCAAGGCAGATGTTAGTACAGATGATGACGATCAGCGTTGGGTATACGATAGCATAGCTACACACGCACCTACCGCAGAGGTTATCTTCAGCGACGATAACATTAAACTAATACGCTAATGACAATAGAAACACTACTAGAATGTGAGGTTCACGTACTGGAGAAGATGACCGACGCTGCGTTGCTCACACACTTCCAACCGTACCTTGTCGTATGCCAACCACCTGTTGATGAGCATAAGACTAAGGTAGTTAAAATAAAACGTAAGTCATCTAAGGTTTCGTCTAGTGTCAAACGTACACTAGAGGAACAGATGAAAGAGTTAGCTGACTTACATAGCATAGATTTAGATGCAGAGAAAGCCCGTGACTTACTACCACCAAACCTAAGATGATTACATTAGATAAAACCAAAGACGGACGTTACATAGTTAAGATAGATGCATCGTTGTACACACAGTCACCTTGCCCACGTAGGATGTGGTACATGGGCGGACGAGGCTTACGTTACGATGGTAAGTCACACAAGATGGAGTATGGCACAGCGTTTCACAAAGCGTTGCAAGAATACTACACTACACACAACACAACGAAAGCTGTTGCAGTTGCCGTAGAACATTACACACAGCCTGACATAAGCATACCAGACAATGACTTCCGTGACATAGGTCACCTCATAGCTACACTACACCAATACTTCACGGAGTATCAGACTATTGATGGCCTTAGACCTGTCATAGAGGCCGGTGAGCCATTACTAGAGCAGCGGTTTGCTGTACCATACTTCACTGATGGTAAGCTACTGGATGTAGTGTTGTGTGGTACAGTGGATATGATAGGTACGTTCAACGGCATTAACGTAATCGTTGACCACAAGACAACCGCGCTTACGCAAGTGGAGAAGTACCTTGACTCATATCAGAACTCACCACAGATGATGTTCTACAGTATGATATACAAGCAACTGTTCCCTAACGAAGAGCGCGGTGTAGTTATCAACGGCATATTTTTGTCACGTACAGGTAAGAATAAGTTCCAGCGATCTACGATAATCACATTCCCTAATCACGTACTAGAGGAGTTCGCCGCGCACCTACATGATGTAGTCATGGCGTTTGTGAACGGCTTGTACGCTGTGATAGCAGACGGTAAAGATCCGGAGAAGGAGTTCCTACCTAACTTCAACTGCTGTCAGACAAAGTTTGGCGAGTGTAACTTTTCACCTGTGTGTACTACACCACGGCAAGACGATAGGGAGACTCTCGTAACATCTCTGTTCACCACAACTAACACATATGATCCATTAAAATTCCAAGCATGAACGATAAAGAAATAAAAATACGTGCGCTATCCGAGTTCACACGTGAAGCACCTCGCAAGTTTGAGGCAGGGTCACGTGAGCATAACCCGAAAGGCGACAAAGGTTTGTGGCGTATGAGCGAGGCACAACTCGTTAGCGCACAGAAAGAAGAAGTAATAGATATGTGGCATTACACTGTCGCATTAGAACATAAGATAAAGGAGCAAGACGCTCTCATAATACAACTACAAAGAACAATAGCAAATAACAAACAAGCATAATGAATGACGAACAAGTATTAGCAATAATAGATGCTATAAAAGATATAAGCAATAGCGTAGAGTATGGCTTTAACTATCGACCTGAGCCATCACATGACCGTATCGTACACGCTATGGATGGAGTTAGTCAAAGCATAGAAAAACTTAACTCAACCTTAGAGGAACAGCTAGGACATATTAAAGCTGAGTTAGGTAGTATCTCTATTACCCTGTAATATAATAACAAGCATGAGTAAAGCAATAATAGGTATCGTAGGTAGTAGCGGCACGGGTAAGTCCACGTCACTACGCAATCTACCAGCCGACAAAACACATATCATAGACCTCGAACGTAAGGGGCTTCCGTTTCCTAAGAAGTTTCCTAGCGTAGCAGCGTGCGCCAACATCAAGCAGTTTGATACCGCGCTTAACGACGCACTAGCAGATGAGAAATGCGAAGTGATAGTCATAGAGTCATTCACGAAGTACGTTGAAACGCTTATCGCATTAGCGCAAGCATCATTCAAAGGCTTTGACGTTTGGAATTACTACAACCGTATGATACGTGCGACACTAGATAAAGTTAAGAACGACCGTGCTGTCGTAGTGTTTACGGCGATTGACGAGATCGTAGCCGTAGCTCAACCAACAGGTGAGACGTATAACGTACGACGCATCAAGGTGCAAGGCAAGCAGCATGAAGGTTGCATAGAGAAGGAGTTCCTTATGGTACTGTTCACGGAAGTCAAGCGCGACAAAGAAGGTAACTCACGCTACGTATTCCAGACGAACAGTGACGGTATCACATCAGCTAAAACCCCGATGGGTATGTTCGCTGATATGTATATAGACAACGACATTAACGAAGTGATAGAGAACGCGAAAAAATACTATGCCTAATCAAACACATAACATAGACTGGGATAAGTTTGTAGATGAGAAGTTTGCACTGTTAAAAGATACAGCAAAAGAACAACGTAAATCTGTTACCACAATGTACGATACGCTAGCAGAGGTAATCGAAACCGCCGAAGAACTTCAAGATGACATTAACGAACTTCAGAATGACGTAGACGAACACTATATCGTACGACCGAAGTGGCCAGAATACTTCGGTGTCGCCGAACTTATCGACATACTCACTACTACGTTACCTACACCTAACTACGGTAAACAAGAAAACTTTCTACGACAGTTGCATGAGCTACGCCAAGCGTGTGCTAACGCAAATATCGTGGACTTAGACGACCTAATAAAAGACATAAAACGATGAAGAAAAGTAAAGAAGAAAAAGATTACGATCAGATGCTAGTAGATGTATCTACGGCTACGAATAAACAGGTAGATCTTATCGCAGGTAAGTTAGACCTTAACAAGCAGGATGCGTTTACTTTAATGCAGACCATCACGATAGAGAAGCTCACGTATCTTATGGCGCAGATACTAGAAGGAATTTCTTCCGCAAACAATAGGAGTGCGGTTACGGAGGAACATACAAACAAAGACACTCCCCACATAGTAACATAAAAACAAAATGGCAATCATCAACTTAGATGAAATCGCAGATAGCGTAAGACCCTATCTCAAGAAAGACACGTATACAGCACGAATTCTTAGTGCTGAGTTTACGCAAAGCAAGGCCGGTGCGCCTATGGTAGTGATGCAATGGGAGCTAGCTGCTCCTGAGCAGATCGAAGATGGTATGAGTAACAAGGTAGTAAGGATTGCAGGTTTGCAGTTCCGTGACTACTTGTCGTTTAGTGAGAAGGCTAAAGAGTTTACGTTTCGGCGTATCAAAGCCTTGCACAAAGCGTTGGAACTCTCACCAGAGTTTGATGACGAAGATCCTAACGTAGATCAGTATGCTGGTTTAGCTGCTGACGTTACGATAGAGACTGAGCAGCAAGCGCAGACTAACGATGACGGTACGCCTGTTCTCGACGCTAACGGTGATCCTGTGATGAATAATAATTACAGGCTCAAGCGTGTGCTTCGGTTGAATAGCGACCACACGTTGTAGTAAACATCTGTAGTATAGCGGTACACGGCAGCTATTAAGATGCTGCGCAGTTTTATAATGCTGCATTGATCGCCGCTATACTACGTTTAATTTATATTGTAACACACAGGTACAAGATTGCTATTAAGATGCAACTGGGTCTAGGTTGGTTGTTCATTGCCAGCCTTACGTAATGTTTTAATGGTTGACATTACGTAGCATTGCCTGAGTTGATCGCCCGTGTGTTACAATATAAATTAAACTCATGCCATTAACCATACAGCATACATCTGCACAGTTACCGTACAAAGGATTAACGGTAGTACTAGGTAAGCCTTCGCGCTTTGACCGCGCTCAGTTACTTAGTGGATACGCAGGACAGTTATTCTACAACGCCCTTAATCCTATACCACGGCAGACTATCGACGTCACACTCGCCGATAGCATAAACCAATACCCAATACGTGAGGGTACTAAAGTCGTGCTGCTATTAGGTCAGAAGGCGTTAGACTTATACAAGTCTGGTGTTACGCTAGATGAGCAGCGCGGTTGCCCGTTCATCATCGACGGTATCACATACATATGTTCGTATGAGCCACAGGAATCTGTTGATCGTATGGCGTACTTCAACCCTAACGATGCAGATAACGTAGGCGCAGAGAATGACAAGGGCCGACATGGTAGAACACGACGACCTAATCGTAAGTTCTGGTTGTCACGTGACATTAAGAAAGCTGTAGGCTACTTGACCATTCCGCCAGCAGTTACAAAGGCCAAGCATATCTTATGGCCACGCGCCGATGACGTAATCGCAGAGCTGCAAAAGCATAAGAATGAGGTTATGTACTTTGACATAGAGACTAACCGTTCGCTGGAGTTAACGTGCTTCGGATTTTCGTTTGACGATAAGGAGGCATGGTGTGTGCCTATGGTAATATCGCCGTACGCTGGCTACTACTACGAGGATACACCACAAATATTCCGTGCGCTAGCTGTAGCCATGCGAGACAATGAGGTTGTCATACACAACGCACTGTTCGATCTGTTCGTCCTCGCGTACAAGTATGGTATCCCCGCACCACGTAAGGTGTATGATACAATGCTCGCACATCACAGGCTGTTCCCAGAGGTAGAGAAATCCCTAGGCCATTGCCTTGCGCTATACACAGATCAACCGTACCATAAGAATGAGGGTGTATTCGATCCCAAGAACCACGATCAGCGTGAGCGATTGTACGAGTACAATGCTAAGGATGTTATCTCAATGGCGTTACTCAAGCCTCAGATAGACGCTACCGCCGTGAACTTTAAGGCAACTGATAGCATACGTCAAGTTAACGAAAGCGTTGTGCCGTATCTCACGGCCATGCTACAAGGTATTAAGTATGACGTAGAGAAACTTGTTGGCATCATCATGCACAACGACAGGTATCAGAACGAACTGCTACGTTTCCTGCGCTTGCTTACTGGCAGCGATCTTAATCCCAACAGCCCCAAGCAAGTGTCAGCGTACCTATACAATCGCCTAGGCTACAAGAAGCCATCGAAAGATGTAACGTCCGAGAAGAACTTGCTACAGATTAGGCTGAAGTATCCTAACAACCCTATCCCCACGCTCATACTACGCTACCGCTCTTACGCAAAAGAGAGTGGGCAGTTAAAGTTTCCGCCGTGGAAAGGTAATCGCATAACGACATCATACAACCTAGCAGGAACAACATCGTATCGCCTAGCATCTCGGCGCTTGCTTGGTGAGTGGGGTACTAACGTACAGAATTTCCCGAAGAAACTACGCAAACTATTCGTACCCGATGAGGGTAAGGTATTCGTGCAAGCCGATCAGTCAGGCGCGGAGGCTCTCGTCGTAGCATACCTGTGTACAGCAGGAAACTTCCGCCGACTGTTTGACCACGGTGTTAAGTCACACGTGTACGTAGCGTTACGCTTGTTCGCAGAAGTTTGGGAAGCGCGTCTTGGTGAGCCTATTAAACCATACACGGATGTAGACGTAGCAGATCTAGTTAAGAAGCCACGCTGGAAAGAGCTTCGTGACATCATAGCATCCTCTGATTCATGGAGCGCAGACAAGCGTTACTACTTCATAGCTAAGATGGTATGCCACGCATCCAACTACGGCATGAAAGCGCCGACGTTTCGCGTGAATGTACTACAGAAGTCACGCGGTGCGGTCAACCTCACGAACAAGCAAGCTACGTATTTCCTTGAAACGTATCATACACTGTTCCCTGAGATACGCAAGTGGCATAGAGATACGATAGAGAAGCTAAAGAAAGATCGTATGTTACGCAACCTGTTTGGCTATCCGCGTATGTTCACGCAGACCGTAGAGCCATCTATGTTCAAAGAAGCATACGCATTCGTGCCACAATCTACCGTAGGTACGATCACGAACATGGCGTTCACAGATTTATATCACAACAAGCGCATCATAGAGCTAGGCGCAGATGTGATACAGAACAATCACGATAGTGTTTTACTACAGTGTAAACCAGAAGATGCCGACGAGGTTTGTGTGCTAGCATGTGCAGCACTTAACCGCGAGATGATCTCACCATACGGTGAGAAGTTTAGTATGCGCTCCGAAGCGTGCGTTGGCAATAACTGGGGCGAGATGGACTAAAAATAATGGAAACAAACCTTGAACGATGGCGTTACTTCTTAAAAGATATAGAATCCCCAGAACTATTTATCGACTGGGGATTTTACAGTATGATAGCAACAGCACTACAGCGACGTGTGTGGCTGTACCCTGACTCGTTTACGCTATACCCTAATCTCTTTGTCATACTCATCGGCCCACCGGCTGCCGGTAAGTCTCGTATCATATCGCAGATCAATGAGTTCATACGACACCCAAAGCTTATACGTAAGATCCCAGGCAAGAAGAAAAACAAAGTAGAGATACAACCCTTCTACCCACTGAGCGCGGATACGATAACACAGGAGGCACTCATACAATACATCGTACGCGAGTGCGGCAGAGATTTCTTTTACCAACAGAACGACAAGCGTGTACGTGCCTCGCACTTCTCCGTAGGTTTCATGATCGA